ATATCACTTCGCATTGCAAATTGATTGAAGTCTGGTAGTGCACCTAGCTGACCTTGAATCTGTCCTATTTGTCCCTGTAGTGCACTAGGATCAAATGGTTGGAATCCAGCAAATTGATTTTGTAAGCCACTAATTTGTTGTTGCAAACCTGATGGATCAAACTGAGATATGTTTCCTACCTGTTGTTGTAATCCTGATATTTGACTTTGTAATCCGCTAGGATCAAAAGGTTGGAATCCAGCAAAGTCTTGTTGTAGTCCTGATATTTGCTGTTGTAAATTACTTGGATCAAACTGCTGTATATCACTTCTTTGTGCGAACTGACTAAAGTCTGGTAAACCTGCAAGCTGTCCTTGTAGTTGTCCTATGTCTTGTTGTAATCCGCTTGGATCAAAAGGTTGAAAGCCTGCGAATTGATCTTGCAAACCACTAATTTGTTGCTGTAATCCAGAAGGATCAAATCCTGGTCTTTGTGATATATCATCAATACGTCTATTTATCGACATAAACTGATCGTCATAAGTAGGCAAGCTTCCTAGTTGACCTTGCACTTGTCCTAATTGATTTTGTAACTGACTGTATTGATCTTGTAAGCCTGATATATCAGTAGGTTGGAAACCTTCAAACTGTTCTTGCAAATTATATATTTGATTTTGTATATTGCTTGGATCAAATTGAGGTATGCCTGATATAGCAGCTTGATTAGCAGCTATTTGTGCCTGTAAGTCTGATGCATCAAAACCTGGTCTGCTATATAAATCGTCTATTCTTTGATTTATAGACATAAAGTCATCTCTAAAATTAGGTTGTTCTAAACCTGCTAGACGTTGATCTATTAAACCTTGTATATCTTCATCTGATCTAGGATTAAAAGCAGGAAGCTCTGGTTGAAATCCTTGCAAACTTTGATCTATTAATGATTGTATATCCGCATCAGTTCTTCCTCCTCCTGTTGGCATAGAAGAAAGCTGTCCTCTTAACTCTCCTAACTGACCATAAATATCAGATGCATCAAATGGATTAGCACCTGCTGATGGCTGTGGGATTACATCTGGCAATCTGTCATAAGATACAAATTGATTTCTTAATCTATCAACTAATTCATTTTCATTAAATGCTGGTTGTTGAGGTTGAAATCCTTGTAAGCTTTGATCTATCAAAGACTGTATGTCTTGATCTGATCTTGGCACCATATTACTAAAACCTTCTTGAGGAACTCCTAGTGCTTCTACTCTTTCGTCTATTCTTTGATTAATTAAGTCAAAGATTCTAGGATCACTTAAAGGATCATATTCGTTAGGACGTAAACTTCCTCCGCCTACACCTCCGCCTGGTCCTCCAATAGATGGTGGTGGTGGTTCTGGCATTTTGTAATAAAAATCACCAGGAGGTTGTTTGCCTGGATCAGCAATAGGTCCTGGTCCGCCTGGTTGTATTATTGGTGGTGGTACATCTATAGGTGGGTCTATAGGTGGAACTTGTATTGGTGGTGGTGGTAATGGAACATCTGGTGGTTGTATAGGTCCTTGTCCTGGTCCTCCTGGAGGTGTTACAGGCATTGCTACATTGCCCATAAAATCTAAAGGATTAAAACTTGAGTATGGATTTATAACAGCAGGTATGCCTGAATAGAAAGGTGCATTAAAAAATGCATTATAGTTTGGATCATATGATGGTCTAAAAGGTGCAACACCTATGTTTTGTGATGCATATGCATCTGGATTTATTCTAGGTATTTGTACTCTTTCGCCTTGTAATCCACCTTGATAGTTTGGTGGAAATGTTCCTTGTGGTTGATATCCTGCTCCTGCTACTGCTCCCATATTTGAAGAGATGTTTTTAAATATATCACTAAAACCACCTGAGCTTGGTCCTCCAAAACCATCTCCTATATTAACAGGAGAATCATTTAGTCCATAAAAAATACCTCGAGGATCAAAGAAATTATCAAAACCTTGATTATAGCGTTGCATATTCATTGAATTATTACCGAAACCACGACTTAAGTTTTCTATTCTCATAAATTCTTCTTGCGAATCTTTAGCTTTAGCAAAATCATCTTGCCATTTCTCTGCTGCCATAGCTTGTGCTTTACCATTTTTACGTGGAAACGGATTATCTTTTCTATATTGTTCTTCCCAATCTTCCATAGAAGTAAAGCCACCTGTTTGAAAACCTACAGGATTTTGTATTGCTCCAATCATTCTGTCATATTCTTCTTGGATACGTTTTTTTCTTTCTTCTTCTTCTGCTAATAATCTTGCAGTATTAGCAGCCATCTCTTCTTCTGCTTCTATCATAGCTGTACCAGTAGCACCTATTGCTGTTGGATACATTACACTTGGGTCCATAATTGTATTCATGGCTCCTTTGGCTATATCTCCAGCAGTTGCTGGTAATCCTACTGTACCTGTTGTTGGAATATTTCCTGGACTAAATGGTGTTACTTGCATTCCTATTTTTTGTGCCATATCTGGGGAAATAGATGGACTAAATGCTGATCTTAATTTGTCTACTTGTCCTAAATTAGCTACGTTTTGTCCAGCTTGATTGCCAGCTAATGTGCTTAAATCTGTTATATTTTGTACTGCTTCTGGGTTTAAGACTTGTCCAGCAGAGGTTGCAGCATCTGTCATATTTGTGTTAACTGCTGCTTCTGTAACATTTGGACCAAATTTATTTAAAGCTTGTCCTAATCCATATCCTGTGAGACCAGACAATAAACCTTTTTCTAAATCACCTGTAGCTGCATATGTTCCAAGACCTGAACCTACAGCACTTGCTAGGGCTGCTTTGCTTCCTAAAGTTGTAAGAGCTGTTCCTAAAGCACCTGTACCTAATGCACCACCTAGAGTTGTAAATAAAGCAGGAGCTGCAATACTTCCTAATAAGGGTGCTAAAAATGGTAAAAACGCTTCGTCCTGCCCTGTTTCAGGGTTTTTAGTTATAGGCAAGCTTTGTCGCAATCCTTTCATTTCCATAGGATTGACGTGCAATAGCATAGAGTCCCCATACCTGCCAGCTTTTGCTACGTTTTTTGCTTGTTGTCTTAAATCCATATTATCTTTCCTCTAATGTTTCGCATCCAAATACGTTGAACGCCACGTTAGCACTACTAGCATAAACAGTAACAATATCCGTTTGGTTTAATGTTATACCAATTACAAAAGAAATTGTATCATTTGCTGGTACTGTTTTGTCATATGCAATGTATTGACTTAGCCCTGATATAGCTGCTCCGCCAACTCGTACTGCTATTCTAAAAGTTGCATCTGCTCCAGAAGTCTCCGCAACTGTTATTGAACTTATTGTTGTTTGTGTTTTATCAGGTACTGTGTACAAATCTGTATTCGTTGTTGCCGAAGGATTTGATTGCCCTAATATTTTTAAATTATCTGCCATTTAACTTAATGTTTTTGTTTCTACTGTTGGTGTTATTTGTTCTACTATGTTTGCATCTAAGCTTGCTTTTAAATTATTAACTTCATCTGTACCCATAGCAGATGTAGTCCAATTTTTTACTTTAGTGTTTGTTAAGTCTGCGTATGGCACAAAATTAGATATATCGTCTGTACTGATTTCTTGTGTTCCATATGCTCTTGCTACATAAGCATTACCTTCTGAATCTTTTTGATCGCTAGTAGCTGTTAAAATCCAATGAACGTTATATACCACATCACTATTGCCATCTTTAGATACATAACAGTCTTGTGTTTTACAATCCCAAGTATAAGTATTTGCCATGTTATTCTCCTTTTAATTTAGCAATTTCACTTTTAAGTGTTTCAATTTGTTTTTGTTGTTCTTGTACAGCTTTGACTAATGGTGTTACTAATTTGCTGTAATCCATCATGTAATAATCTTCTTCTGATCCTGTTACTGCATTTGGCACTACATCTTTTACTTCTTGTGCTATTAAACCTTCGTCAGATTTATTATTAAATTTCCAATTATAAGAAACTGGATTTAATTTATTTATTATTTCTAAACCTTTAGCTTCACCTGTAACGTCTTTTAATCTTGCATCTGATGATGTGTTGTAAGATGTTGCTGTAGTTGATGTTTGAACTGTTCCAACTGTGCTGCCACCATTTAAAAAACTTATCATAGTTCTAGGATCGCCTGATTGTCTTGAAATAGTTATATTTCCTGATGAACCTGCTGCAAAACTATTTTGTTCACCAACAGTTGTACCACTTACTAATAGCGAGCCATTATTATCTATCCTTGCTTTTTCACTTCCATCAACTCTAAAACCTATTGCTGAATTTCCATTGGCATTTTCAGGGTCAGATTCTATAAATACTTTTGAACTATCCCAAGTAATTCTATGATCTTGTGTAGAACTATAACCAAACCTTATTTCTGGATCAGAACTATTGTGTATAGTTAAAGGTGCATCAGTTGAAGTTGTGCCAATGCCAACAGATGTACCAAAGTAACCTGTACCACCTAATCGTAAGTCTTTGAATCTTGCATTAGTCAAACCTAAGTCTGTTAGATTATCTGATACGCTTCCTGCTGAAACTACTGGATGTATAGCATTATTACCATCATTAAATCTAAGACCAGCACCTTCATTTTGTATTATTAAATCTGAGCCATAAGTTCTCATTTTGCCAACTGTTGAACTGTCTTTACTAAAAGTTTGTATAACACCATCAGTTGACAATCTATTTAACTGAACACAAGCACCACCATTAACTGTAGCTGTTAAAAGACCTGTTGCATAACTAACTGAACCTGCTGTACCAAAAGCTACACTTGTCTTACCAGTTATTACATTACCATTTGTATCAATTCTAGCAGACTCTCCAAAACTTGCTTTGTTTCTAAAACGCACAATAGATGCAGCACTAGCACCACCTATATATAAACTATCACCACTAAACGAAATAGTTGAATCGTAAGTAGTTCCAGCATTATCTGTATCGTTAAAAAATAAGTAAGGTTGGTCTGAGGTAATTTTTATACCATTAGCACCTGTTGCATTAACTTCAAAATCTGTAGTTGGATTTGTGGTATTTAAACCAAGTCTTCCTGTAGATGTTATCCTAGCTTTTTCAGATTCAGAACCACTTGTTGCAGTTCTAAAAACTATTTCAGTATCATTTGAACCCCCAGCATCACCAGCAGTAATTGCTAGTGTTCCTGTTGCGTTTACTAAACCAAAACCAGCATAAGTAGTTCCAGAAGATGCATTTAGTCTTATACCATCTAATCCATTGACATCTGAATTTGATGATTGCTTTATAGTAACTATTCCATCTAATGATGTAGTGTTTACACCTAGCCTTCCACTAGAGTCTATTCTAGCTCTTTCACTACCGCCTGTATTAAATTGCCATCTTGCTTCTGTATATAATGCTGCTACTTCACTACCATTTGCAGTTGGACCAAAAATATATAATCCATCTTTATTCCAATTAGGAATGCCTATCCAACCTGACGGAAAATTAGAACCATTTGTCATGGTAAACTGTATTCTTGCATCGCTAGAACCATCAGTAGCGTTGATTCTTTGTAATCCGTTTTCTAAAGTTAGCTTAGCTTGAGGTGACGAAGTTCCTATACCAATTCTATTATTGTTTGTAACATTAAAAGCTTCTGCGGAACTGGTGTCTATAGTTACTCTCGGAACACCGCCTGAATCACTTTTTATTCTGTGTTGAAAACCAAATGTGTTCCAATTAGTATTAGCACCTGTATAACCTGATGTACCTGCAATAAGATATGGTGCATCTTGATTACTTGCATAGTTAACTACTTCTCCTCTAAACTCGTCTGTTGCTACTGCATCTCCTGAAAATTTAGCACCAGTATTCGTAGTCTCAAACTTTTTGCTATTGTTATAATAAAGTTCTACTGCATCATTTGTAATAAACTTAGCTTTAAACTCTGTACCATCACCTGACTTTATAAGTAAGCCACCATCACCCCATATCTCTAAATTACCAACTCCTGCATCTTTAATAAAACTTGTGACACCACTATGGTATATCTCCATGTCATTTGAATCACCAAAAAATATTTTTTCATCATCTGGCAACTTAATACCTGCTAATGCAGTAAGCATCATGCTTATAGAGCCACCATTAAAACAACAATGACTAGCACCCATCAACAAGAAGATATGTCGCTTAACAGCTTTACTGATACCAGACTCTTGCATATCTTTTACATGACCTACTTCTGAATATAAGTCCTGTAAAGCTTGCTCAATAGTTCTTCGGTTTATAGATTCGTTGACAGAATCATACTGTGCTGGTACTAAGGGTAAGGCTTTAACTGTTTTCTCTGCCATTATCTTTTACCATCAGGTCTGATATCTAATCTTAAATCTCCTAGCCTCCATCCGTAATCACTAGAAGTATTAGATATTTTTAAACTAGCTTGTCTGCTTCTAGTTCTGGTATTTATAAATGTGGATTCTGGAGTTATATCAAATGAACCTAAAAGTTGTTTAGCTTGCAATGGATAATCTCTACCATCAATCCTAAATGTAACTGTGTTTGTTGAACCGCTTTGATCTCTAAATTCTATATCTGGTATTAGTTTAGATATAGCTACATAATCTTCTCCGTCTGGATCAAGATCAAAGTCACTAGATTCTATGAATGCACTAAAGCTTGTACCATCTGCTGCATGAGCTATCTCATGGTTATATAAGTAGTTTAGATTAGTATCATCTAGTTTACCTGTAGCAAGAGGATATATTCTTGTCGGTGCTTCGTTCCATGATGTTCTAGTAAAGCCATCAGCATTAGTGCCAATAGTCCATGTTTGTTCAAGGTAATTGTATATAACATACTTATCTACCTCTTCTGATCCTTCTGAACAATAAAACCATATTACTTCGTTAAACTCTGGATTACTTCCGCCAAACACTTTGTATGTTTGATTATAGTTAAAGTCTCCAAAGATATGATCTAATACTGTACATGGCAATCTTTGAGCAGCACCTGTATAGGTATAGAAAGCTCCACGATCCATAAAGAATACTTTGTTATCTGCTACGATAGCTGCGTTAGGAGATATCATGGATACACCAGATGCAACTTCATTGAAGCTAAATATAAATGGTGCACCTACAAATCGCATAGATATAAGTCCTGCATCTGTAAAGATAATTATTTCTTGTCTTGTTCTGACTGCACCTACAATGGTACTTCCTAACGATAGTCTTACACCACCTGCTGAGTTAGTAGCTGTTGGTGTCCAATCTATATTAGATTCAGAAGTAGAAAATCTTACAAGTAGTGGGTCTAGTTCTGTTGAACCTATAGGGTTACAACCAAATGCGATAACGTGCCTATCAATATCAGACATCATTATCTGTAAAACTTTTGTTGGTGGATTACTTGCTCCACCTATTGATGCAGCTTCTACAGCTCTTGTTCCTACACCTGATGATTCATCCCATACATAGTAACTACCAAGTCTTACTGCTGCTAATGTATCATCTCCAAAGTTATCTAAGCTCCAAAGTCTTAACTGATTTGTTGCATCAATAACAGATGTTGTACCCCAAGAACCTGAACCCCAGCTTCCTGATCCCCAACCTGATGAAGGAACATATGTGTCTAGCCCTGTGTTTATTTGATATTGTGCTGTTACCGAACCACCACCATTACCTGTGTCTGATCCGTTTGCTGCTTTTGGTGTTCCTGGATATCCTGAACCTGCAACCTTTGCAGTTATCTTGTAAGTGTTTACATCTACAATTTCATCTATCTGATACTCTTGATTAAGAACTGTACCGAATATAACACCACCTAATGTTACCGCACCTGAGTATGTTACAAAATCTCCAGCTACTGCTTCATGTCCTGCATCTGTTACTGTAAGTGTTGTTGATCCTGCAACTGCTGCAAAAGTAGCAGCGTTAGTTGTAGTTTTTCTTATAGGTGTAATATCGTAGTAGGTATTACCTTCTTGTATATATAACTTTTGATGTGTACCTAAAACTGTATAGTTTGTTTGTCCTATGTCTCTATAGGTATGTATCTTTCTGCAAGTGCCAATAAAAGCATCAGATGATTGTTTTTCCCAACCACCTATTCTTTCTGGTCTACCTTTTCTAAATCTGACTTTATCAGCATCAAACCAACCACCCTCGTTAGAGTAGTTAGTTCCTTCTTTTACAATGCCTGGTCTAAATACATACTTTGCAAGTCGTCCCATTAAATGTTACTCCAATCTTCTCCCTGCCATAGTGTAGATTCTGCTTCACGTCTACGGACTAAACCTTGTTTAACTTCGCCACCAGCTTTATTCCAACGCTTCATTTGATTGGGGACAGTATGGTAGTCTCCTGCATTAAGCAGTTTTAACATAGTAGATGCGTTAAGATTTGCTGGACCTAAGTTATATGTCCATGATACTAAGGCATCATATTGATTTTGTTCTAGTTCTACTTTAACAGCTTTGTCTACATAAGCTTCGTATTCTTCAAGCTCTTCGTCTAACCATGCATCTGCTTGTTCTTGTGTACAAGTATCTCCCATTTTAACATCTTTGGTTCTGCCCCATGCTATTGTAGGAACTCCTGCTGCACATAAATATGCTTCTAGTTTACAGCCTTCAAATTTCTTAATTAGACTTTTTCCCTCTTCCGATATCTTCATCTTCGTTCTCCTGTTTATCAAGCTCCCTATAATATTCAATAATTGAAAGAACTTGTTTAATATACCTTTTTTGTTCTGCTGTGTTGACTGATAAGTTTTCATAATCTTTTGTACTCAATGCGTAGTAAGCTTGTCTAGGTGCATTACCTTCTTCTACTAATTTTAAATATTCTGCCATTAACTCTGGTGTAAGAATTTCCCAATCAATATCTACTAACTGTAACTCCATTGGTAATGGAGGATGATATAAAGGTGCTGGTTTCGCAATAGTCATAACCTCAACAGGTTTTGTTTGACTTGGTATCATTGAACAGCTTGTTATTGCTACCAAACTAATTATTGCTAGTATCTTCTTCATTCTCTTCCTCAAATTGATCTGGATCAGTTAAAGCTATAAGTTCTTCTTTGACTTTTTTAGTTCCTTTATTTACTATCTTTTCAATAAGTTTTGGTTTTGACAATGCTAAATTATCTAGGTCATGTTTTGCGAATGTGTTACGCAGTTGGTTTACTTCTCGTAATGCTTCCTGTTTTTGCTTTTCTATTGTTTGTATTTGTTGTTGTACCTTCTTTTGTGTTTCCAGATAATTTTTAATTGATTCGTTCTGTTCTGCTATCTTAGTTTCTAATACTATTGCATTAGCTTTTAGTACAGATATTTCATCAAGCAATCTATCTATATACCAAGCACTACCTGCTACACTAGCTATTAATAATCCACCGAGTATAAGTGTTAGTTTTCCCATGTATATACCTTTATTGGTTTACTTTTACCTTTAACTTTAATCTCTCCTAATGATTTTAATTCATATGAAGATGCTTTCATAGTGCTATCCGCAATAACTAAGTTAACTCCTAACTCCTTACAACTTGACTCCATTCTAGCTCCAAGGTTTACTGCATCACCTATAGCTGTATAATCAAAGCGTGTTGCACTTCCCATATTTCCTATCACAGCTTGTCCAGACGATAGTCCGATTCCAATTTCAATTCCTAAGTCTGCTGCTTCTATGTCGTGTTTTATTTGAATCGCTGTTTTTATAGCAGCAT